TCATTTGCACAACTACAATTTGAATTTAATGTATTCATATAACCTTACCAAGTTAGTGTCCTAACGCCTCTGGAAAACGGAACAGTTATAATAGGATTTCCGTAGGCGTCAAGTCCAGTCTCTTCGTTGGTGCCGCCAAATAATAGATTTGTTCTTGCGAACCAGTTACGAATTGTTATAGCATTTCCCGTATCGCTAATATTATAATCAGTAACAGGATCGTCTGCTCCTAGTTCTATTGTAGCAGTATTTGTTCCGGTTCTTCTTACAACATACGTAGGTTTTACAGTAACATTAAAAGGCCATCCTGCACCATAAACTGAAATAGAATATGTTGAATGATTCAAGTTAGCACTAGATCCAATCGATATTGCAGAAATATTTACAGAGTCCATCATTCCCCAACGATCATATAGATTATTAGTTAATTGATAAACATTACTGGTATTATCATTAGATAATTGATTAGTTCCTGTTCCTTTAAATTTCAATAATTCCCAAGCAACACCGTCATTAGCATGCCAAGATGAACCAGCAAAACTTGCCGGGTACATGCCAGCAGTTAACCATATAGATCCACCAATATTATCTAATGAGAATCCTGATTTTGCTGCATATGGATCAGCCTCGGACATAAATCCACTGATATGATTTGTTGGCGGGGCAGTTGTAGTCGTAGTTGTAGTCGTAGTTGTTGCTGGTACAGGTGTTGTTGGAGCAGGTGTTGTTGTAGATGCCGCTGATATCACAATAGTGCTGGTAATCACAGTTGATGCGCGATCACTGCCAGCAATCATTACTCGTCCTTCATATGTGCCGGCCGGGGCAGTGGTGCTGTTATAATCTATTGCGAAAGTCTGTGACGCTCCTACTCCCAAAACATAAGAAAGAGTAGCATTACCTGTGACACTGGCTGACCCACCTAAATTTGACAAATCAGCAACGTGGCCTATGTCTGGGGGATCTCTAAAATTAATCGACTGTATTGTAACAGGAATAGTTCCTGGATTATTTAACGTAAATGTTTTAGATGTCATGTTATTCCCTATGCCTGTTTTGATAAATTTACTTGTTTGACTAGTTATCCAATATTACTGTATTGAGAAAAATACCTTGCTGGCTTTAATATTGCCATGGCTATTTGCACAACAAAGGGGAAATCACTGCTGCGACGCCAACTGTTTTCAACTATATCGCCCATGCCAAACACATAATTAGCTTTGGTTATAGCACCATTAAACATTTTAACAAAAATTTCTACAGGAGTGCGCGGATTTCCTTGATCATCTATTGGCAAATAATCATAAATGTTGGGTCTAGCAAACAATGGATTGACTTGACTACTAATGCCATTGATGTCAGTCTGAACACCATCACGTATGTCATCCCATAACACGCCATTACCTGCGGTATAAGGAGCCACTCCATATTTATTGTCCCACCAATCGGGTTTGTTTGCATATCCTAACATTTCCCAAGGCCTAGTCAATGGCTCAACAGTGTCATACCAATATTGAAACAGTGCAGTCCATGATCCGTTGAGCCGTGAATTATCTCTCGCTAATTGATTGTGGTAGTTCCAAGTCCAAGGATCGCTATTTTTAAAAACATTGGTTGACATCAACTCAAGATTGTTTTCTGCTTTCCATCTATAGTAGTAAGGAGCCAACAGTTGATTTATTTGAGCTGGTTGATAACCTGTTGATCTAAACGCACCAGGGCATATTTCGTGCCAATCTATCAGTGTAGGATCGTATTGGCATTTTATATTATTGTAAATTCTCAATTCTAATTCCAGGAGCATTGCGTCACGAAAATCACCAAATGCTACAGTTTTGCTGCCGTCGTGCCCTACAATCACAGACTGTGCATTTCTAAAACTGTTGTCAACTCGAATTTCCGGGCATGTAGATGGCCACATGCCCATTTTGGTTGGGGTTTCTGGAATATACGATCCATCAGTAGACGCATAGTCGCGTATTTCTAAAATTGATGAATATGTTAACTGCCTAAGCATTGTAATACTAGGTTGTGCTGTGTTAATTATGTAGTCTTTCCCAAGTGCTAACTGTACCCAATCATTTGGATCTGAATCAGGCTCTCGGTTATAAACCAACACTGATCGGCTTGACGGTACAGTATTGTTAAAGATTGACTCTATGCCATAATTGCGTTGTGATGTATTGTAAACTATGTATGTGGTCTTAGACAATACATCGCCATGTGCTGTCATGTCGCTATAATAGTAAGGCATGTCAGGGGAGAAATTTTGATTAACATAATCCAGTACAATGTCTACTGAACCAGGTATATTGTCAAAATCCAAAGTACCTAAATTTGTTGTAGCATCTAAAAATCGTTTTTTAAAAAAACTATATGAATTTCTTGCTTGGTCTACACTGGCTACAAAATCAAAGTCATCACTAGTTAAAAAAAACATTGCCGGGAGTAATGGTGAACTGTGTTTTAAAATAGTGCCAGGCAGTACAGGCGGTTTGATAAAATCACGAACTGAGTCAACACTGTTACTGATACCATATTGTGTTGTTATATGATTTCGTATTTGCCCCAAGGTTGCTGTTGAGATATCTTGATTATCGCTGTTGTTAATTAAATTTACCGGCACTTCATAGTATGCCTTTGCTGACGGCTGATCGCTGTGAACAAGAATACTAACCGAATCACCAGGCGACAGATCATTGATAAATGTTACTGTTCGCGCCGTTGAATTATAGACAAATTCATTTGATTTTAAAAACAGTCCATTAACATTTACCTGTACAGAATTCTGTCCGTTATTGGGTTGAATGTCAATTTTATAGGGCTTACTGTCAACAGCCATAAATTCAAAAATTTGCCGCTGAAATGACTTATTAGGAATACGTGCCCAGCTATTGGTTAGTTGTCCGGTGATTTTTACTCGCCCAGTTGAGGTAGACACATTACTAGCACTTTGATAACTAAATGTATCTGTTGTTACAAAATCTTTAAATTGAATGTCACCAATATTGCCAATATTTCTATAAGACAAAGGAAATCCCAATGCAGCATCCGTTACCCCAGTGCCTGTTTGATAACAAAACAATTTGTTACCAGTAAACGTGCTACTAGGATAATAATCTGTATCAGAGTAGCTTACACCATTTTGATCAAATAAATCAAACAAGGGCGGTTGATTTAATTGAGTTTTTTGCTGTGCTAAACTCCAAACACCATTTTTATAAATGTACGACTTGCCCTTGTCCGGTCCATCTTTTATTACCATATTAGAATTGTCTAATAATACTCGATTAGACTTAGTGAGATTAAATCGATCTTGCGGACTTGCCCCAAAATAACCAATGCGTATAGTGAACACTTTGTTTCTCACATCGGGGTCTAGGGCTGCAGTAAAGATTACAGTAAACCCAGTTTCAGCTTTTTTATTGTCTATTAATCGAGAACTTAATGCGTTTTGAAATCCGGTATAAACAAGATCGCTAAGTGGATCCTCTGTTGTTGTGTCCATAAGATCAACAGCAGCGTAAAAATTAACCCCGTGATTGAACAGTGCGATATCAGGATCAAATTCAATGATTGGACGTTTAGCACGCCGGTAATTTGCAAAATCTATTTCAATGCCTTGATACTTTTTAACTGCTTGTATTGCATCTAAATGCACCCAGCGATTGCCACGAGACCAAGCATTCAATGATTGATCCGCTCGATTAATAGTTAAATAATCTGGGTACAGCGCGTAACTTAAATTTGTATCATATACCCCAGTGTCATAAGGAAGAGTGTCATACGGTATGCCTATGTCATCAAGAAATGCTTCAGGTGTTACTAACGAGTCAACAGCAACTAATCTAATTCCAGTTCCTACACATTCTATATAATAGTCTCGATTTTGATATTCTGCTGGTTCAGTTAAAGTATTGAATTTAACTACCATGCTATTAGTAAATACTACTCCATTTGCACTAGTGTAATTAATTTTACCCAATACGTCATTAACAATGTCTATTGTAACAGGATCCTCAATAATAATTGAGGTCATGCCTGCAGGCACCCAATAATATTGAGAATAATTTATAAATTTATCAGGATCAAAGTGCGGGTAATAATTGTAATATTGCTGCTCAAACAGTAGACTTTCATTTGCAACATCATTACCCAAATAGCGCAATTTATCCAATAATTGCGTATACCCAACAGTGTCTTTGATTTTTTGTAACGCTGTATCGTAAACAATCAGCGTAGGGTCAAGTTGATAATTTTGCCGTTGAGTAGACGACTCTTGGACATAACTGTCACCTGTTCGATACGATCTAGTAATGTGCTGCCCAATATAGCCATTGATACGACGAGTTTCTGGCTCGGATATCAACGGCTCAACAGTGCTGTTGATAAATTTAATATTTGGAGTAGTTTTAAACTTATTAGGTAATAAGTTCCTAGTTTTCTTTTGAGCCATAATTATACGTTAGATACAGCAGAGTTTAATTGTACAGCAGTTATTGATGTAATAATCACTACATCCTCAACTCGAGCTGTACTGATTAGTATTTCATCAGGCTCGGCATTAATTTGTTGTAATGCACCATACCGACTAGTTGACTGCAACGGAACTAATACTATACTACTGACTGTAGTTGCTAACTGTTGATGTAGGTATGCAACCATTTCTGTAAAGTAAAATGTCTCGCCAAAATCCCAATTTTCAATAGAAAAATATCTGTTTACAGCTGAAATTAATCCAGATTTTATTTCAGCATCGCTGGCTAAACTATTGGTATTTTTTACAACTTTGAATACCGCCCGCAATGACGCATCAGCGCCTATACCAAAAATAGGTTTATATTTGGCTGCGTTATAAATCACGCTGTCGCTAGTCATTCTGTACTGATCAAGACTTGAATAAGCCAACGACAATTCTTCCGCACTAGGCAACTCGGGCTTGACTACTTTGCTAGTACTGTCCTGTATCCAGAGCCGATAGTCTGAATCATATTGTTTGGACATAATGTACAAGTCTATAACGTTGGTTGGGCTAGGGTCAATTCTACTTGATTGTGGACTATTATGCTTGTACTGAAAAAACAAATTTTGTCGTCCTTCACGTACTAGATAATATTCAGTCACATTTGTTAATAAAATGCTTGTTCCTGATCTATAAGACTGATACATGATTTGCTGGTTATTCTCGTTAGTGGCATAGAACAATTGTCCCGGCAAATATTGATTTTTTATTGCATTAATTGCATTGAGAGTTTCTGCTATCTGTACAATTCCTTTTTTGAGAGGAGTCCAACGCACATATGAATATTGATCTGTTCCACGTTTATAAAAAACCAAAGACGTTTTTATATAACCACGGAATGGAGTAGTTCGTGTCACAAGATCTGTAGTAATGCTGGTAGATGCAGAATAAACAATATTTTCAAAAAAGTCCGGATCGTCCGCTATTCCATCATTATTGCTGTCGGCATAAGAAACTTCAATTCTGCTGGTATTTACATACCCATCAGACTCTACTATCGGGGCATACACTTGACAAATTTGATCGTTAGAAAACGGAATACCGGACCCGGGTTGAGGATTAGATTGCAGTATTTTAACTTGATCAATCACTAATTTTCCAGTCCTTGAATCAAAAATCTTTAAACGCGAGTCAAAGTAAAACCGTGTCTGTAATTCACTTTCAATAATATATTTTAAAGATCTGTAAAAAACACGGTATACTCCGTTTGAATAATCAAATCTAATCAACCAAGGATTAGTTGATTCATTAAACGGAAGAGTAGTAGACAATCCGGTATTGATAATATCCCATACCGTATTTCTCAAATCGTAATACAATCCAAAATTTTCATTGGCTAAAATCTTAGCCACAATAGTTTGAGTTGTGTCACCTGTAAAACTGCTGGACCATGTTGGAATGTATTCATCAACTAACGCACCCGAAGGTACCTTAACGTTCAGCGACACTGGCCCTGTTCCATCAGAAAAATTACCCAATCCCGAGTTAGTACCATCGTAAATCAACGTAACAATGGCCGCAAATATATAAGATTTGTCACGATTGGCAATATTTACTGCGCCAGACACTAGATTATTATCTGAATCAAAATGATACCCAGCCGGAGCAACAAATTTTATTAAGGTGCCTTTTACTATGGGGTTAGTGTATTGAGCTCCAATGGGGTTGGGTTGATCTCGATTAGGTAGTCTGAAAAAACCAGTGCATTGATTAGTTCCTACAGTGCTGAGTTTCCAAACCAAATTGGCTTTGACTCGAGTAGTGTAGGCGTGATAAAAATGAATCATAGCTCTGCTGGCCATAATGGTTCGCAACTGCGATCCTATCATGTTTAAAACTTCATTGGCATTGCTATAACCAAACGAAAATGATTCTACAGTATTTTCTGCTGATATAATAGCGTCATCGCCAAACACATTAGTTGTTGAGTGTTTTCCTGTAGGATCAATAATATCAAGATATCGGCTAACACCACTACTGGTTCTGTTAACTGCTTTGGATTTTACAACATTAGAAAACTTAGAATAAGGAAAAATATTATAGTCTTCACCATTGACCATACGATTTTGTGTATAGTATTGCTGCGGCGCACGTTGGCGTATTTCGTCAATGGTTTCCCTAGCACTAGCACTGGCTACAGGTGTTGTTAAACTCAATGCTAGTGTTAGTGTTTCAATTTTATTATTTCGACTGATATAGTCAATTACAATTGGGATACGTACAATATCCGCAGGCAAAATTTTATAAGTGATCCCAGCTGAGACTCTATAATACAGTCTGAATTTCCCTACAGGGATTTGAGCAAAATTGCCATCACCAAATACCAGCTCAAGTTGATCATTGTTTCTGCTGGCAATTTGATAAACTTTTTTACTAAAATTTCCACCAGGATTATAGATAATATTAGATGTAGACACAGCCGGCACTGCTGCCCATAATGTGTTGCTAGCATCATCTGCATCAACATCAAAAAGCCATACATCGGTTTCGTTGATATTGCTAGTGTCAAAAAATACAATACGATTACTAATGCCCTCGGCAATATTAAAGTCTCGACTTTGCAATTGCCCTTGTGTAAATCTTAAGAAAAACCCAGTGCTGCTGGATTGTACACCACGACCGTCATTTTTATACAAAAAATCAAATACGCTGCGAATTGAAGGATAAGACTCGCGAATTACGTCATTTTCAATTGTAGCCCCTACCAGTTCAAAATTAATGTCGTTATCTTGTATAGTTGAGGAAAATGGGTAAACTGGCACAGTACCTGTGGGCAGCAACAATTGGTATTGCTGATATCTTACCGACCCTAGTGTGGTTTGAGCTACAGGCTTACCAATGCGTTGATTTGACCGCATTGCAGCATTGAAAATAGCATTAAACTGTTCTTGCCAATTGGCATTATTAGGATCATCCCAATTTATGATTTGATTGGATAAACTATTGCCAGCAGCATCTGTAACTGTTTCAGTAGTTGAAATGGCTTGAACTTTCAAATAGCCCTGCGCGGGGCGATTGCGTTTGGGACTGTAACTGATTAATCGAGCCAGTTTTAGTATACTGTCTCGCCGTTCAGCTGTGTCAATGAAATTTTCTCTAGCGTTTAAATCAGCTCTAAATGCGATGCTTTGCCCTAGAAAAGCAATCAAGTCAATTAGTGCAATGTATTCGCTACTTTCGATAAAATCATTGAAATCTTCATACAAGTACAGCTTTAAGTAGTCGATCATGCTCTTACGCAAGGTTTCAAAATCGAAACTTTGGAAGTCAGCCTGTCTAAAAGTTTGGTATACTTTTTTCCAATCTTCGGCTACTAGTAACGATTGCTGTCGAGATGAACTGGTCATGTATTAATCCAAGGTGGGTATCAAATATTTATAGATAATTATTATCTATACATTTAACTTATTACGTAGAATAAAGTTGGTTACTGACTTGATCAAATGCTACTCGCAGTTTAGTAGACAGTGTTGATCCCACGTACTGCAGATCCAATTCTACGCTTATACCATGGTCGTACTGATCTACAGCAATACTGTTTAGGTTAAGTCTAGGTTCAGAGTCAATAATTTCACCGATATTTTCCATGATGATTTGTCTAACATCTTCTGTGAAACTTTCAAAGAGCATATCCCAAACTATGCACCCAAATTTAGGGTTCATGAGCTTTTCCCCAATTCGAATATTGAAATGATTTAACAAATCTTCCACTGCCAAATCAAAGTCAGTGGCTTTGAAATTGCTGAATTTTTTGTTAGTCGAAAACCCCATGTAAGTTGCCATTTTAGTCTCCAATTAACCTGTTTTTGTTGTTTTGTTTTGAGCTAACTGAACACGATTGTGTTCCATGTTAGACGCTACATTTGATGCATGCCTACCTAGTTCGTAGTATGACTGTCCGGATGTTCCCAGCGCATCGTTACTGTCAACCCCGGTTTTAAACAGTTTACTAGCGCCACCAACACCAATCAAATGAGCAGCAGTTATTTTGCCCATAACTTCTTCAGACGAGTCTGACGACTTGATAGTACCATTGGCAACCAATATTTTATACTGCCCTTTGGTAAATTCGTGCATTGCATCTTCCTGAGCTGCTGCATTGTTTAGGTAATCGGTTTTAGAAGTAACACCATTTTTTCCAGTCCAGCAACTGTCACTCTGCACAGCATATGTTGGGCGTCCTTTAAATTCATTTGCCAAACAACTTTTACTTACATATCCAGCTTGAACCAATGCTTCGGCACCCAGTTGATACTTGCCTAAGAAATTACCAGTATACTCACCACCTGCAGTACGCCCACCAGCAATGTTGTACCGTAGTCCGCTTTCCCTAAGTCCCAGCTGTGCATACAGAGTTTTGGTTTCTAAAGCACTCAGGTTGCCCAGCGCCCCAGGTGGGTCAACTTGTTTAGCAACCAACTCAGGGGTAATACGAGAACCTTTGGGTATTTTTGCCTGTGCTTCGCTATTGGGTTTGATTACGTTTTTAGAACTGTCAGTTTCACTAGGGCCAGGAGTACTTGTTGTAGTACTGCTGCTCGCAGTCTTGGAGTCTGGAGCAAAAGATCGACTTTTAACTGCTGCAGCAGAAACGGCTGCTCGATTAGTACTTGTATTAGGTGAAAGATTTTCATCATCAGTTGCAGAGGCTGCTTGTTGAACTGATTTTTTATTTGTTTGGCCGGCCGGGCGTGCCCAAGGTTCGTGTGTTGGTAAAATGTTTACTGTTGATTCAGTAGTATTACCACCAACTTTCCAAACTGATCCTCTTTTTGTAGGCTCAGGGAATGGTTTAGTGTCAATTTTAACGCCAGAACCTGGTTTACTTCCAGGAGTATCTACTATTTGTACAGCACCCATAATCATTAGGTCGCCACCAGAACCCATTACTACACTACTGTCCCCATGAATTGCAGTACTTCCGTTACTGGCTAAAATTACATTGTCACCATCAAGAATCAATGACGACTCAGCTCGAATTGATATATCCTCACTGTTTATGATAAGACTATTACCGGACTTGGCTGATATATTACCACCAGCATGAAACTTGATGTCCTGGTCTGCATGAAAATTCATAGATCCTCGGGAGCGCATACTCACCGAGCTGCTGGAAAACACGTTAATGCTACCGTCAGGCGTCATTTCTATCCAAGATGTACCAGCAGCATTTATGACATAAATGATACCCGCAGTGTCGTTCATCATGATCTGATGCCCGGTAGCCGAACGTAGTCGTAACAACTGGTTGCTGCCGGTCTTGTCTCCATCGTCCATGACCAATGAATGCCCACCTTTGCGAGTCACTGGCTTGAACATGTTTTTACTTAGCGTATTGTCACTGTTTAGAATACTATCGGCTATTTTTTTAAGAAAATTAGTACTAGGAGAAACTTGATCGCTTTCTAAACTAGGATCTGGGTCTGGCCTCCCAGGCGTACTAATGCCAAACACCCTTGATGGGGATTCCCTTTGTGAACTAGAAGTTATAGGCCCACGATCAGGGTCGGCTGCAATACCTTGATTGGCAATAATATCAAATTGCGGTTTATGTACTGGTCGCGGGTTATTTAAGAAATCATTACGTCTGTCTAAAACAGATTCAGTAACTGGTA